CGAGGGTGGGATGGCGTTGAACGCTGACTGGGGTACGGTCAAGAAGATTAACCAGTTGTCAGACAGGACTGAGGGCTTGCTCAACAAGATGTCGGTGCGGACAACTAAGCGTTGGATCGAGGACATTGCCACAATATCTGCCAACAATGACAGACACATTGGGAAATTGATCGCTGACACGTACAAGAAGATCGGGAAGAATGGTGTGGTGACGGTTGAGAAGTCGATGACTACGGAGACCTATGCTGAGGTGATTAAGGGTATTCGCATGGACAGGGGGTACACCAACAAGCTGTTCGTGAACAACCAGAAGAATGACGAGTACGTGGTGGAGGACTGCTTCATCTTGATGACAGACATTGAGCTAAGTGCGATCACCCAGATCCAGGGTGTCCTTGAGCCAGTGATCAACAGTCGGAAGCCATTGTTGATTGTGGCACCGTGCTCTGCGAACTTCACAAACACCATCGCTGCGAACGTATTGAAGAACAACTTGAAGTACTGCATCGTGGAGCCACCTCAGTTTGGCTACAAGCAGCACGAGCTGATGCAAGATTTGGCGGTTGCGACAGGCGGACGGTTCTTTAGCCAGATGTCTGGTGACGACACATCACTAATTTCGTTCGATGATCTTGGTCTAGCATCGAAAGTAGTAGTATCGAGAGACAAGACTGTGCTGGTTCCAGACCCAAGGACTGACAATAGTGAGGCATTAGAGGCGTTGGTTAGCGAATTGAAGCAGGCGCACGACCAGGCGACCAAAAAGCAGGACAAAGACTTCATCAAGGAGCGTATTTCTTACTTGACTGGCGGTGTTGGTATCATCCACGTTGGTGGAAACTCAGACGTTGAGCAAAAAGAGCTCTACGATCGGGTCGATGACTCAGTTTGTGCGGTGCAGTCTGCCATGGAAGACGGTATCGTTGCTGGCGGAGGACTTGCTTTGTACCGAATCGGTGAGCAGTTGCTGAATGAAAGCTACAACGACAAGGTTGTTGAGTGCTTTGTTAACGCAATCCAGGCTCCGTTCTATCAAATTATTAAAAATGCGGACCTAGACAGTCAGTTTATCCTAGATATGCTGAGAGATACATCAGGTAATGAGGGTCTCAATGTTAAAACCAGTGAGATAGGTGACATGTTCGACATGGGGATCGTTGATCCGCTCAAGGTTACAAAGACCGCTTTAAAAAATGCCGTCTCCGTGGCAACTACAATTTTAACTACAAACGCAATAATCGCAAATGAGACCAATAGGTAAGTATCTGGTAATCAGAAAAATAGAAAAAGAAATCCGCACACAAGGCGGATTTCTATTATCCGCAGACGACAAAAATAAAATGCGCTACGGTGTAGGTCAGATTGTCAAGGTTGGTGCAGATGTTAAATCTGTCAGCGATGATGAGTTTATCTACTACGACAAGTTTGCTTCTCATGAGATGATTATTGCTGGGGAGGTTTTGACTGTAATACTTGAGAAAGACGTTGTCGTTGTTCTAGAATCTCCTGACGCCTTCTCCGTTTAGCCTCTTTCATTTCCATGTTCATCTTTCTGATGAAGTTTCTCATGACCTTGTCTGAGTAAATAGTGTCCTTTAGGAACATTGGGTTAGTGTGTGGGTCCATTGAGATCTCCTCACGGTTGAGTTTCTTGTACATTGCGTTGATAGCTCTCCTTCCCTTTTCTGTAATTTCGTATAGGGCCCTAGAGTTGTATGCCTTTTCACGCCAGACGTGTATCCATCCATCCTCTAGTAGCCTTCTGAACCTGTCGATGTCCCAGCTTAGTACGTTGTTGTACTCCTCAAATCTTTCGTTGTCAAAATAACCTTCACTGTATAGGAATAAAAGCATATCCAGGTCCTGGCTTTTTAGTCCATACTTGCGTAGTGTCCAGTAACGTATTACTCTCCAGTACTTTAGGTAATCGTGCTCTGGGTGCCTTCTGTCGTATATTGGTCGTTTGATATTTCTGATCGGGATGTTCTCTTTATCCCAAACTCTCTTTGCTCTCCTTTTGAATGAATTCATATTCGTATATTTGCAGTAAAGCTAAAAAAAATTATGAACAGACCAACACTAAGTATGACTGGAATCGAGAAATGTATTCAGGTCAAGAAGGCAAACGATAAGAAAGAAGAACTAGCCGAGGCTGTTATGGAGGCACTTGCTATGGTTAAGACTAAAGAAGCTCTTGGTTATGGTAAGAAAAAATGAGATGAAGTGTAACTCTCCAAAGAGTACACCGTCACATTCTAAAAAATCTCATGTTGTAAAGGCTTGCTCTGGAGGAAAAGAAAAAATTATCCGTTTTGGTGAGCAGGGAGCTAATACTGCTGGCAAACCAAAGCTAGGAGAGTCTGACACTATGAAGAAGAAAAGAGCGTCTTTTAAAGCAAGACATAGTAAAAATATTGCAAAAGGACCAATGTCAGCAGCTTATTGGGCAAATAAGGTAAAATGGTGATGAAAAAGAAATCTACTGTTAACTCTGCTGGCAACTATACAAAGCCAACAATGAGAAAATCTTTGTTCGAAAAGATTAAATCTGGTAGCAAAGGTGGAGATCCTGGAGAGTGGTCTGCTCGAAAGGCACAGCTTCTTGCTAGTGAGTATAAGAAAAAAGGTGGAGGATATAAAAATTAAAAATATGAAAGTTACAAGACTAGAAAAAAAAGAAAGCAAGCTTGTTAGTAAAGGTAAAAAAGCTGTAGACGAAGGAAGAGAAAGAAAGGCTGACAGACTTTTTGGTAGAGCTGCTAAGGTTGAAAACCGTATAATCAAAGCTAAGAAGAAGTAATGGCTGCAAAAACTGCTTCACAAAAAAGTTTAGATAGGTGGACCAAGCAAAAGTGGACAACCGCTAGTGGTAAGCCTTCTAAAGAAACTGGAGAGGTTTATGCACCGTCTGCTACTATTTCTAAGTTAAAGTCTACACCAGCTGGTAGAGCAAAGCTTTCAATGGCTAACAAGGAGAAGAGAGAAGCAACAAAATCTGGAAAACAGTACGCATTTCATGGTCTACACAAGAACAAGAAGAGGTAAAAAGTTGTATATTTGTCAAAACATTTAGCTATGCCATTAAAGTCTGGAAAATCACAAAAAGTGATTAGTGAAAATATAAGAAAAGAGATTAAGGCTGGAAAGCCTAGAAAACAAGCTATTGCTATTGCTCTTTCTAAGGCTGGTAAAAGTAAAAAATAATTAACAATGGAAGGGCTTGGAGACGTAATTGAAAAGGTAGTTGATTCCACTGGTATTTCTTATGTAGTAAAAAAAATTACTAGAAAGAAAGATTGTGGTTGTGCTGCTAGAAAAGCTAAGTTAAACGAGTTATTTCCTTTTAAACAACAAGAAGATGGCAGTACAAAAATTACAGGCAGCTAGAGCTGCCGCAGTTACACCTAGTAATACTGTTGATATTCCTAATATTGCAAACCAAAATGGCCTGGATAACAAAGGCTGTGTTTTGTATGTTGGAACTGGAGGTACTTTAAGAGTTACTACCGCTGGTGGTGATGATGTAACCTTTACTGGTATCGTGAGCGGAACATTTGTTCCAGTTCAGGTTATCAAAGTATGGGCTAGTGGTACCTCAGCTCTAAACATTATAGCACTATGGTAATTGTAATTGGAATAATCATCGGATGAGATTTTCGGACTTTCTATTAGTAAGTGATCCTGGTGATCTAGATTTCATTGTTGGCTATACCGAAGAGCAGAACATTAGAATTAGTGTGTCTGACTTTTTTGGTAACCAAATCTTTGGGTCTGGAAACCCTGGGTATATTCCTGTTTTTACAGGAACTCAAACATTAGGTAATTCACAAATTTTTCAAGACGGATCAAACATTGTAATTGGAGGCGTAAACGCCATGGGTTACAGGCTTGCTGTTGGTGGATCACTTTACACTGCTAATGGAGCTGTAATAAATAGTACTGTTTCAGGTGCTGACGCACTTAGAGTTATTGGAGGAGATGGTGACATTTTTGTTATTCCAAACGACTTAGGTCAATCTATATCTAGCTTAAGACGTATAATTCATCCACCAGCTGTACTTACTACTGAGTCTGCTACCCTTGGTCAAGTTAATTCAGCTATATTAAACCTTGAGAATGAAATTGATATTTTGTTGGATCTTAAGGTTGACAAAACATCTATTGGAGTTCCTAATGGAGTTGCATCTTTGGATTCTGGTGGGAAGATTCCTTTGTCTCAGATACCTGACTCAATTATTGGTCAGGTTCAATACATGGGTACCTGGAATGCGTTTACTAATACTCCTACTCTAAATCCACTAATCCCAGAAGAAAGAGGTCACTACTACGTTGTTTCCGCTGCTGGAGTGTTTGGTGGAGTTGATTATCAGATCGGTGACTGGATTATATCTAACGGAGTTATTTGGGAGAAAGTAGATAATACTGATGCTGTAACTAGCGTTTTTGGAAGGATAGGAGCTATTCTAGCTTTAGAGGGTGACTATCAATCTTTTTATCCTAGACTTTCTCAAGCTTACGACAATCCTACATGGATTAACACGCTTGCATTTACAAAGATAACTGGAGTTCCTCCATTTCTTTTGGAGAACCAAACTATAACGCTCTCTGGAGACGTTACAGGCAGCGGTAAGACGTCCATTTCTACAACCATATCAAACAACGCTGTGAGCAATGAAAAGCTCAGAGACAGCGTAGGAACGTCTGTAATAGGACGATCTGCTTCTACTACTGGAGACCCTGCGGATATACAGGCGACTACTGATGGTCATGTGCTATTAAGATCTGCTGGTAATCTATTGTTTGGTCTTATTTCAGGAGATTCAATTTCTTCAATAAACTGGTCAAAGATTACTGGAACACCTACCACATTAAGTGGGTATGGAATTACTGACGCTTATACAAAGACTGAGGCTGACAATAAGTTTGTTCCTTACACTGGAGCAAATGCAAATGTAAACCTTGGTTCAAATAACATTACAGCAAATTCGTTTATTAAAGCTGGTGGAACGTCTTCTCAGTTTTTAAAAGCAGATGGATCTGTTGACACTAGTCAGTATGTTCCTACTACAAGATCTGTTAACGCAGGAACTGGATTAACTGGTGGAGGCAACTTGTCTTCTGACATTACTATTGCTTTTGATACTACGTGGGGTGATAACAGGTATGCGTACAGAACTCGTCAGTTAACTATTAATGGAGTAACTTACGATCTATCAGCAGATAGAACTTGGAGTGTTGGGACTGTTAATACTTTAACAACAATTGGAACGAGTGGCCCTGCCACTCTAGTTGGAAATACTTTAAATATACCTCAGTACACTGACCAATTTGTAGGTACGGTTACAAGTGTGGGGCTTAGTATGCCTAATGCGTTTACTGTATCGAATAGCCCTATAACAAGTTCTGGGACGCTAACTGTTGTTGGCGCAGGTACGGCAGCACAATATGTTAGAGGTGATGGTACTCTTGGAGACTTTCCAAGTGGCGGAGGTGGCGGAGGCTCATCTGTATCTTACTACTTAAATGGCTCTATAAATCAAGGAACATTTGCAGGCAACACGTACTATGAGATGAGTAAGGTTCCAGTATTTGGAGCTGGTACTGATTTTAATATTGCTACAAACGGATACATTTCTCAGTTTATTACTGATGCCAATGACCCTGAATCATTATTAATTCCAGCAGGAAACTGGAACTTTGAGCTTTATTTCTCTTCATCATCTAGTGGGGGCACTCCATCATTCTATGTTGAGTTGTACAAGTATGATGGTACCACATTCACTTTGATTGCAGACAACTCTGCTAACCCTGAGTTTATTGCTTTTGGTACTACCATCAATCCTTACTTTTCCCCATTAGCTGTCCCTGAGACTGTATTAGCAGTTACTGATAGACTTGCTATTAGGGTATATGTAAACAACTCAGGCAAAACTATAACACTGCATACTGAGAATAGTCACCTGTGTCAAGTAATTACAACATTTACCACAGGCTTGACTGCTCTTAATGGGCTTACCAAGCAGGTTCAATATCTTACTACAGGTACTAGTGGTACTGACTTTAATATTGCAAGCTCAGTTGCTACCCATACATTTAATCTACCTACAGCAACTTCTACGATTAGAGGTGCTTTGTCTTCTGCCGATTGGATTACTTTTAATGGAAAGCAGAATGCTATTACATTAACTACTACTGGAACAACTGGTTCCGCTACTTTAATTGGAAGCACTTTAAATATTCCTAACTACAGCACTGACTTGAGTGGGTACGTTACACTAGCCACTGACCAAACTATCACAGGCCTCAAGACCATTATGAGGGTTGGGGCTGCCATAGATGTGCTAAACTTTAAGATTGATACAAGTAATATTTATGCGCTAAAGGTAGCTTACAATCAAAATGAGTTGGCTCCAGCAGGTGAGGCTACATGGAGCTTTGCAAATACGTTTAATAATGGAACTGGAACTGGACTTACAACTACCCCTATATCATTCTTTAGAGGTGTATTAGTTACAGGAGAAAGACTTCTAAGTGCATCTGTAAACACAAATCTTTTAAACTACTACGCAAGCAATCCTACAGGCAGATATCCTATCTACGCTTACAACACAGGCGTACAGCAGTTCGCTTCAAGCATTATTGTTGGAGAGACTAACGGTGTCGTAGACGCTATAACAGGAGCCATTGCTGACCTACCATCAGGTGTGGTGGCTAACTTCAAGGGACGTGTGATTGGTAGCAATGCTGTCAATAACAATGAGTTTGCTACGCTTGGCCAAGTAACATCTACAAGTAGAGCATCGATTAGTTTGACAACAACGGGGACCAGTGGCCCTGCTACTTATAGCAGCGTTACAGGCGTTCTTAATATCCCTGAGTACCAAGGTGGTGTTACTAGCTTCAACACTAGAACAGGTGCAGTTACATTGACTAGCAGTGATGTCACTACAGCGTTGGGGTACACTCCTGTAACAGATGCTAGGACATTAAGTATTAATGGCGTTACGTATGACTTGACAGCAAACCGTTCATGGACTGTAGGGGTCAATCCATCTGCTAGAGAGATACAAACATACATTGCTACGGCTTCACAAACTACGTTCACTGTAACAGGTGGGTACACTGTTGGGCTTGTAGACGTGTTCATCAATGGTGTTCGATTGACATCGTCTGACTACACAGCTACTAACGGCACGACCGTGGTGCTAACTGTAGGGACAATGGCAGGCAACATTGTGGACATTATTAAGTACACTTCTGGGATTGTGAACAGCATCTCAGGTACAGGTACGACTAATGAGTTGGCGTACTTCACAGCCTCCACAACTATAGCGAGTTTAAGCACTGCGACCTACCCATCATTGACTGAGCTTAGCTACGTTAAGGGAGTGACAAGCTCTATTCAGACTCAGCTGAACGGCAAACAAAACGCTCTTACTAACCCAGTCACGGGAACAGGAACGACTAACTACTTGCCAAAGTTCACGGGAAGTACAACGATTGGGAATAGCCAAGTAATTGACAACGGTACACAAGTTGGCGTGGGGCAAAATCCAAATGCTAGTTATGCAACATTGCAAATAAAAACTCCATCTAGCTCTTACAGTTTAGATTTAGTTGGTCGAACTGCTGGATTAAATGGTGAAAATCAAATTACTTTTTGGAATGCTGCTCAATCTTCTGTTTTAGCTTCTATTGGTAATTTATCAAGTAATCTTTATTTATCTACTGGGACAAATCAGCCATTTACTTTATCAAGTGGAGGCAATTTTATATTTGGTTCTAGTTCAGATAATGGAGCGATAATGCAAATAAACGATTCTGCATCTGGAAGTACAAAAACATTTACTAGATATACATGCGGAGATGGTGGAGACATAAGAGTTGGCAAAGAATCTGGAATTAATAACGATGCAATTTTTGGCACTTGGTCAAATAATAGTGTTGTATTTTATGCAAATTCAGCCGAAGCAATGCGTATTACCAACGGAAGAAATGTTGAAATTGGTACTTATTCATTTACATCGCCAAGCGGAGCAGATAGATTTGTTGGAGTTTATGGCGCACAAGATTGCTCTTTAATTTTACAAGATAACGTCCAACTTTGGGAGTTATACGTTAACGATGATTTTTATATAAACAGAGGTTCAACAAATGTTTTGACATTAAATAGAAGTTCAGGAGCAGCTACTTTTAATGGTAATATGAATCAAAACATTAATGATGGAGCATTAAATTTTTACAAATCAGATGGGACAACTCTTAAAGCATTTATAGGTAATCTTAATAGCACAACTACTGACGAGGGTTATTTAGGACTTTATAAAACAAATGTTCAAAAGGTAGCAATTAGAGCAAGCGGAACCTCTTATTTAGATGGCGGTAACGTTTTAATCGGCACAACTACAGACGCTGGCTTTAAGCTAGACGTTAACGGCACTGGGAGGTTTAGTGATGGAACACAAGGTTTAATTATAAGGGCATATACTGGAACGGACGGATGGGGAGCAATATATCCAGTTGGCGTAACACCAAGCGGAACTAATTATAGTTTAATAGCAAGAAGTACAAACGCAGTTTTAAACGCAAGCACATCCGTTACTTTAGCAGTTGGAGATTCTGGTAGATTGACCGCTAATTCAACTGGAATATTCGTGACGGGAACATTCACATTTACAAGTAGCGTACAACTTTCGGGTAGTTTTCAATCATCAGGCACAACACCTTATTGGCAGTTTCAGAGCACAGGCGCAGGAGGAACAGGTTATCTTGGATTTGGTGCTTCTTTATCATCAGGTGCAGCAGCAACAGATTTTATTATTAGAAGCGATAATGCATTAAAATTTGCAACACAAGGAACTGTTGCATTATCTATTAATTCGGCAGGCAACGTGCTGATTGGAACGACAACAGATAATGGATATAAACTTAGGGTAAATGGTGACATTTGGGTTGATGGAATTTATAGGGTTCCAGTAAGTTCTTATTTTATTTGCGGCTCAGCTGGTTATAGATTTAATAATAGCACCGATGCATTTAATAATTTTGTTGCTTTAGATAATGGTAATGCAACTTTAAGGGGAACCCTTACACAAAATGCATCTGACGAAAGACTAAAAAATAATATTGAGATTATCCCAAATGCAATTGACAAAATTAAACAGTTAAGAGGAGTTACATTTAAATGGAATCAAGAATTGTATGAAACCTCTAGAACATTTGACATTGGAGTAATTGCGCAAGAAGTTGAGAAAGTTTTACCAAATGCAGTTTGTTTGGCTCCATTTGATACAAACTTTGACGATAATACATCAAAGTCAGGCCAAAATTATTTGACTGTATATTATGATAAACTTATTCCGTTATTAATTGAAGGCATAAAAGAACTTAAGGCAGAGTTAGACGAATTAAAAAGTAAGAACTAATGAGCAAGAATACGGGGACATCGGAATTAATAAACTACTTTGACTTAGGTGCCAATGGGGATGTGGGCATTGCAGGAAGCTTAGATGTAAACACTATTGCTAATGCTACTACTGATACTGATAAGTTCCTAGTCTCAGACACAGGCATTATTAAATACCGTACAGGCGCAGAACTCCTCTCAGACATAGGTGCTCAAGGCTTACTTACTAATCCAGTAACAGGTACGGGCTCAACAGGACAGGTAACTTATTGGTCATCAGGTTCTGCTATAACAGGTAGTTCAAATTTTTTGTTTAATGCTTCTGAAAGAAACCTAACAATTGACAGAAGCTTATCAACTCTTGGTAATGCTATAACTATTTCAAAATTAGGTGATGCAGACCAAGCTTGGTTAGCATTTAGACAAGGTGGAGGTGCTAGTGGAACATGGAGACTAGGTTATACTGGAAGTGTTTATGACTTTAGAATTAATGTTGGTAGTGATGGCTCAATAGGTACACAAGCATTAAGAATATTTCAATCAACTCAAAACGTAGTTATTGGAACTGCTACAAGTGATCCTAATTTTAAGCTAGACGTTAACGGAACAGGGCGGTTTAGTGGTAATTTATCAGTAATTAGGTCAAGTGGAGGCTCAGTGTTAACGCTTCAATCTACTGCAACAAATGGAGAAGCACAAGTTGATTTAGAAGGCAGAAATTCAAGTGGTACAGTTAGAAATGCCACTTTTAAATATGATAATGCAGATATTATTCGTTTAGGCACTTCCTCTAATATTGGAATGCGTTTTGAAACAAATGATGCACCACGACTGACCATTACATCAGGTGGTAATGTTGGTATTGGAGCAAGTAGTCTGTTAGAAAAACTTGGTGTAAATGGTAATATTCATGTAGAAGGAGTTGGTAACAGTATATATTTTGATACTGATGGTAATGGAAGAACTATTCAACAGTATGTTGCTAATCAATTCCAGTTTCATATTGTTAATGCAAGAGGTAATTCTGCTAGATTTATATTAGGTAACAGTTCTATATCCCTTGGAACAAGTAGTACTCCTCAATTTAATATAAATACAACTAATGGTAATATTGGTATTGGAACGGTTTCAGACAATGGTAGAAAATTAAATGTTAATGGATCAGGATTATTTTCAGGTACATTAAGTACTGCTAAAGTTGAAGTTGGTGCTGTTGAAAGTGTTAATATTACGACTAATTCAACTTTTACATTGGTGTCATCTAGTTATTTTAATATTCGTACAAATATTCTTATTTCTGTAACTATCCGATGGAATAATAACGCAAATGCTCAAAGACAATATTTATTGTTTATAGGTGCAACTGATACTGGTTGGGGAACACCTAATTCAGCTATAAGTGTTATTGCATCAAATGATTGGTCAAGTGGATACGTTGGTGCTGCAACCTTTAGTATTGGAGGAAGTGGTGCATTAAGAACATTAAATATTTCAGTTTCAAATGCTGCGACATATAACGTAACTGCTTATGCAGCAATAGTAGATATGTAAAAATTAATATTTTAAAATAACTAATGAGCAAGAATACGGGGACATCGTAAACGATTAAATAATTATAAACAACAAACAAATGAAAACAATCGAAGCAGTCTCAATCTGGGACAACGGACAAACAGTAGAGGCAACTATCTTAAACGCTTACGCTGTAAATGTTACACTAGGAACAAGTGCGACATTCTATTATCAGCTATTTTCTCAAACAGTTGAGGGGAATGTATCTCAACAAGTGGCACAAGGAAACTTGAGCATGACTGGTGAAGCATACGCTCAATGGGAAGTGGACTCCTACGCATGGGACTGGGTAGCAGCAGAGCTAAACCTAACCATCACTGGTGACTATGTCCCACCTGTACCACCAGCTCCTGAGCCAGTTAATCCTGATCCAGTAGTTAGTGCAGAATAAAAAATAGTAGTATATTTGTCAAAAATTAAATCTTTATGAAACTTAAATTAAAAGACCTCGTGCTCTTAAGACAAGAGCTTAATGGGTTGTCTGATCGGACAACTGGACAAGTTTTCTACAAGGGACTGCTTTTGCAGGAGATTCATTTTAAAGCAAAGTATCATCTTTCAAAACTTTCAAAAGAAGTTGAAAAAGAATTTGAACACGTTGCTGAATCTGAAAAAGAACTATTTAAAAAGTACTTTGGTGAGACAGAGCCAGAACAAACAAAGGAATTCTTTGAGAGTGAAGCTTTTCTAAACTATAGTACCGTTAGGGCTGAGTTATTTGATGAGGAGATTGACTTTAATGACTTCTCTTTTTCAATAGATGATTTTGATTTTAAGTCAAGTGAATCATACCCAGTTTTCATTGAGCTATTCTTGAAATAGCTATATTTGTATCCATGAAGGATACAGTATTAAACATGGTAAAGAACTCCCATTTCAGCATACGCTGTGGTGGGATTTCTTTTTGTCAATAGATTAGTAAGATGCAAGTAAAAGCCCTATCCCCCTGGACTATCAGCGATAACTTAACATTCGGAATTCACTCAGCATTCATTGGTACTCCAGTGATATATCTCTTTGAGAGATATGTTTTTAATGACTGGGACTTTCTAGTAAGCATAGGGCTTCTAGTTTTATTTGACACAGTATTCGGTTCATGGCTCGCCATTAAGGAAAAAAGATTTAGTGCCACTAGGGGGATGAGTGGCTTTATTAAGAAGCTTGGATACATAGCGATGTCTGTTATGCTTATTGGCATAATTGATAACGCAAAAATTGGTGGTAAAGAAAGTTTTTTTAGCGACATTGTTGATTCAGCAGCACTTTCTGTTCTTATGGCTTTTGAAGCCGTGTCTGCAATTAAAAACCTTTACAAACTAAATCCTCCAAAATCAGTTAAGACTCCTTTAGAGAAAATATTGAAAAGGTTATCTAACTGGATGGAGTCATGGTAAGAGATCTACAAAAGTCACTTGGTATCAAGGATGACGGGGTTATTGGAAAAGTAACTGTAAGTAAGTTTGCGGAGAAACATAAATTAAACCCTATAGAGTGTGCTCATTTTTTTGGTCAGTGTGATCACGAGACTGCTGGATTTACAGCATTTGTTGAAAACCTGAATTATTCAGCTCAAGGATTATTAAAAACTTTCCCAAAATACTTCAATGAAAAAACTGCTATGGCTAACGCAAGGAAGCCTCAAAACATTGCTAACATTGCTTATGCTAACAGGATGGGTAACGGTCCAGAATCGTCAGGAGATGGATGGAAATACAGAGGAAGAACACCTATTCATCTAACTGGTAAGGCCAACTACGAGAACGCTTCAAAACACTTTGGCGTAGACTTTGTGGAGAACCCAGATCTGACTCTTCAGTATGGTTTTGAGATAGCCTTGTGGTTCTTCGAAAAAAATCGCATATTTGCATTATGTAAAGATTTGTCAGACAAATCAATAACCGCTGTAAGCAAGCGGATAAATGGAGGACTAAATGGAATTGAACAACGCATTAAGAAAACTCAAAAGTATTTCCATCCGTAGATACTATAGCCACCTACTTGCTGTAGTTGTTGGATTTGTATTTGGTGTTCTATCAATTCAAGATAAAGAGCAAGAAGTTAAGATCAAGTATGAGACAAAGCACGTTCCGTTTAAGGAGTTTGTTTTTATTGATGTTCCTAAGCCAATCTATTTGCGTGACACTATTATCAACGAGGTTAAGTACCCAGTAAATGTTTTTGAGGGAGTACAGAAGACTGAGTTTGGAGATCTAGGTTACAAGGCTTCAACAGCAGGACATCTTTTAGATCTAGAGTTTAAACCAGACTTTAATATCCCAGTAACAAGCACGATAATTGAAAAGAAAATAGAGCGTTCATCATTGTACGCAAACGCTTCATACACAATTAATAATCATCTTTCTGTTGGCCTAACATTTGTACACAAGAAGTGGGAGCTAGGCTATTCAAGAGGATTCGATAATTCAAACACAATAAGAATAGGAAGAAGAATATTTTAATAAAAATCAAATGGCACAAATCGAAAAAACACAACTAGAAAAGATCCACAGTTTACGAGTAGCTTATGCAACAGCTAAGCTAAGAATCGCTGAGATCGAAATTGAGAAGCAGGGGCTTTTCATTCAACTTTCAAAAGTATCTGAGCAGATCTTCCAAGAAGAAGAAGCTATCAAGGCTGAGTTCGGAGAGAACGCAGTTATTGACCTAAAAACAGGCGAGGTGACCAATGGTAATTCGTAAAGTATCTATTGGTGCAGACTACAAGGGTAGTTCTATGCACTACGTTATAGGTCAGCCTGTATTTAACGACACCTATAGAATACATCTTATCAGAGAAGTCAATAGACGGATCGAGATATTTGTTATTCATGGTGAGGAAGGATCAGGTGAGATATACTTATGGAAGACCTTTAACGAGAACATGCCAGCAACTTTGGAGTTTAATTTAGACTTTGAATGAGATCACCATTTCACTTTATTGTAGAACCAGTTGGTGGTTCTAGGTATGATAACGTGAAGAGCATTTCAGGAATAGATTTTATAACTAGCTCTTCAAAGGAGGACCATAAAGCATCAAATAGATATGCTAAGGTTCTTGCAACGCCTATAGGGTACACTGGAGAAGTAATGCCAGGAGATACTGTGATCGTACACCACAACGTATTTAAGTACTACAACGACATTAATGGTAATGAGCGTAGTGGTAGATCATACTTATTTGAGAACATCTTCTTGATTGACGATGACCAGTTCTACCTTTACAAGAGGGATAACGAGTGGAAGGCGTACTCAAGGTATTGCTTTGTCATGCCAGAAAAAAGAATGGATAACTACATTCTTTCAAAGATTGGAAGTGAGGAATACTTGAGAGGCACACTAATATACCCTAACCAAGATCTTATAGATAAGGGTTTGAATAGTGGTGATAAGGTTGCATTTATACCAGAAAGCGAGTATGAGTTTGAGATAGACGGTGTCATACTCTACAGGATGTATTCTAAAAATGTTTGCCTAGAGCTAAATGGAGTTAAATGAAACTAAGAGAAAGATTATCAGTGCTGGCCGAAAGGCTGTAATGCACTTGATAGAGGTTGCTGAGGAGAGGATTATCTCTGGAGGCGAGGAAGACCTTTCTGCTGACAAGCTTAAGAACGCTGCTGCCACTAAGAAGCTGGCTATATTTGATGCGTTTGAGATACTTGACAGGATTGAGGCAGAGGAAGAACTGCTAAATAAAACAGACAAGGATGAAACTGGAAAAGGTGGATTTGCTGAACGAAGAGCAAAGAGACACGGGTAAATCCCTGTACACTATTATTAAAGTTATACCCGAAAATGATAGAATCAAGGGTAATACTAAAAAGATATACCAGTATGGGTATAATTCTGAGTATGATCTTGTGGTCATATCTAAGGATGGTACTATAGGTGAGATATATCAAATCAATGGGCTTAAGATAGCTTTACCAGAGGAGCCAAAGAAAGTTTACAGCAGATCTGCAAAAAAAGAAGATCAGTACTGGGAGAGGTTTGAATTTCCATCAGCACTATCTAAAATAAAATCAATATTCCAGTGGAACAAGATGACTCTTCAGTTTAGAAATAACTGGGTAGATTACATTGACACTGAGTTTGACAGGAGGGATAACGGATTGTGGTTTAAGAACAACGGATTGTCAACATATATCACTGGTGGTCACTACATGTACTTACAGTGGTCTAGCATTGACGTTGGTTTCCCAGACTTCAGAGAGGCTAATAGAATACTTTACATTTACTGGGAGGCTTGCAAGGCTGATCCACGATCGTTTGGTATGGTGTACTTAAAGATCAGACGTTCTGGTTTTTCTTACATGGCAGACGGTGAGATAGTTAATATTGGTACAAACATCCACAACGGACGTATAGGGATATTGTCAAAGACTGGTCCAGATGCAAAGACGATGTTTACGGATAAAGTTGTTCCTACGTTTAGAAATTATCCGTTTTTTTTCAAGCCTATTCAGGATGGTATGGATAATCCAAGAACTGAGTTGGCATTTAGGATTCCATCCTCTAAGATTACTGCAAAGAACTTTAAGACGATGCACAATGAGGAGGAGCCAGAGGAAGGTCTTAACACTACTATTGACTGGAAGAATACTGCTGACAACAGTTACGATGGTGAAAAGTTACAGCTATTAGTACATGATGAAAGTGGTAAGTGGTCACAACCAAATAATATTTTGAATAACTGGCGTGTAACAAAAACATGTTTGCGTCTAGGTAGAAAGATCATTGGCAAGTGTATGATGGGATCTACATCGAACGCTCTTGACAAGGGTGGTGAGAACTTTAAGAGATTGTACGAGGATTCAAGACCAAACAAGAGGTCTGATAACGATCAGACTAAGTCTGGGCTTTATGCTTTGTTCATACCTATGGAGTGGAACATGGAAGGCTTCATAGATAAGTATGGTATGCCAGTATTTAGAAAGCCTGATAGAGCCATCATAGGTGTCGATGGTGAGGCGATAAGCATTGGGGCTATAGACTATTGGGAGAATGAGGTAAAGTCTCTTAAAAGCGATCCTGATGCCCTTAACGAGTTCTACCGTCAGTACCCTAGAACAGAGTCTCACGCATTCAGAGATGAAAGTAAGCAATCTATATTTAACCTCACAAAGATCTATACTCAGATTGACTTCAACGACAGTTTGATAGCTGGTAGTTTTACTACTAGAGGATTCTTTAGCTGGAGAGATGGTAAGAAGGACAGTGAGGTTATTTGGACCCCAGATCCAAGAGGTAGATTCAATATATCCTGGGTTCCTCCACGTGGTCTTCAGAATAGAGTAGAAAGAAAGGGTGATTTATTTTACCCAATGAATGAACACATCGGTGCGTTTGGTTGTGACTCATACGACATATCTGGAACCGTAGATGGTTTTGGATCTAATGGAGCACTGCATGGTCTTACTAAGTTTAACATGGAGGACGCACCAAGTAATGAGTTCTTTTTAGAATATGTAGCAAGACCTCAGACAGCAGAGATATTTTTTGAAGAAGTATTAATGGCGTGTTTCTTTTATGGCATGCCAGTTTTAGCAGAAAATAACAAGCCAAGATTATTGTACCACTTTAAAAATAGGGGGTATAGACACTTTTGCTTGAATAGACCTGATAAGCCTTTATCTAAGTTGTCTACAACAGAGAGGGAACTTGGAGGTATACCTAACTCAAGTGAAGATGTGAGACAAGCACACGCATCAGCGATTGAGACATACATTGAAAAAAATGTTGGACTTGATGTTGAGGCTGCTTACAGAGATTCTTCAGAAATGGGATCAATGTATTTTAATAGAACTTTAAATGATTGGGCGAAGTTTGATATTAGTAATAGAACAAAATATGATGCCTCTATTAGTTCTGGTTTAGCTATTATGGCTAATCAAAAGCACATGTATCAGCCTGAAAGAAAAGAGTCAAAAATAAGCATTAAATTTGCAAGATACAAGAACAATGGGACAACCAGTCAAATAATTAGCTAATGCGCAAAGAGTCAAATATAGACATATCTCCAATTCAGTTTCCAAGCCAACTTGCCACAGATGCAGAGAAAGCAAGCGAGGAATTTGGATTGAGAGTTGGCCAGGCCATACAATACGAATGGTTTCGCAGAGACAGTGGATCTGCAAGGTATTACAATCAGTGGAAAGACTTTAACCGTCTTAGGTTGTACGCTCGTGGAGAGCAGCCTATTCAGAAGTATAAGAATGAACTAGCTATTGACGGAGATCTTTCTTACTTAAACATTGACTGGACTCCAGTTCCTATTATCCCTAAGTTTGTAGACATCGTTGTTAACGGTATGTCTGACAGACTATTCACTATTAAAGCTTACGCTCAGGACGCTCTTTCAGCTGAAAAAAGAAATCAGTATCAGGACATGATCGAAGGGGAGATGGCTGCGAAAGAAGTTCTCCTACAAGTTCAAGATAAGTTTGGTGTAGATCCATTCATGGTAAGCCCAGAGGACTTGCCAAACGATGACGAAGAGCTGTCTTTATTTATGCAGCTTAATTACAAGCCAGCAATTGAGATTGCTGAAGAAGAAGCGATTAACACTATTCTTTTAGAAAATCATTACGATGATATTAAGAGACGTTTTGATTATGATCTAACCACTATTGGTATTGCTGTTGGTAAGCATGAGTTTCTACCTGGAGAGGGTGTAAAAATCAATTATGTAGATCCAGCTAATGTGATCTATAGTTATACAGAAGATCCATACTTTAGAGATTGTTTCTACTGGGGTGAAGTAAAGACAGTTCCAATTACTGAACTTATAAAGATCAATCCAAAACTAACAAAAGAAGAGCTAGAGGAGATATCAAAGACTAATCAGTCTTGGGGTGAGTACTACTCTGTGTCAAGGTTTTATTCTGACAATGTATTTTCAAGAGACACATGTACTCTGTTGTACTTCAATTATAAAACCACAAAGACTTTTGTTTACAAGAAGAAAATTCTAGAGGGAAATGCTTCTAGGGTAATTGAGAAGGACGATACATTTAATCCTCCAGTAGAGATGATGGAGGAAGGAAGGTTTGAGAGAATAGAGAAGACTATCGATGTTTGGTACGAGGGCGTAATGGTTGCTGGTACTAGAATCGTATTGAAGTGGCAGTTGATGGAGAACATGGTTCGTCCTAAGTCTGCATCTCAGATGGCAATGCCAAACTACGTTGCTGTTGCTCCACGAATGTATAAGGGAACGATTGAGTCTTTGACTAGACGAATGATTCCTTTTGCTGATCTTATTCAGATCACTCACCTAAAGTTGCAGCAGGTTATTTCTAGAATGGTACCAGACGGTGTATTTATTGATGCTGATGGTCTAAATGAGGTTGACTTGGGTAACGGAAACGCATACACTCCAGAGGATGCTTTAAGACTATACTTCCAGACTGGTAGTGTTGTTGGACGTAGTTACACTGGAGACGGTGACTTCAATAACGCAAGGGTTCCTGTACAGCCTCTCACAGGCACTACGGGGCAGTCTAAGATGGCTGCACTAATAAACAACTATAACCACTACCTAGAGATGTTGCGTGGCGTGACGGGGCTAAATGAGGCCCGTGATGGAAGCGATCCAGATCCACGTGCTTTGGTTGGTGTACAGAAGCTTGCAGCACTTAATTCAAACACTGCGACAAGACATATTCTTGACGCAAGTTTGTTTATGACTAAGACATTTGCAGAGGCGTTAAGTGTTAGGGTTTCTGATATCTTAGAGTATGCTGACTTTGCAGAGGAGTTTGCTATGCAGATCGGTAAGTACAATGTAGGTATACTAAGAGATATAAAGGACTTGTACATACATGACTTTGGTATCTTCATTGAACTTTCTCCAGATGAGGAGCAGAAGGAGAGACTTGAGCAGAACATTCAGATTGCTCTATCTAGAAACGATATCAATCTTGAGGACGCTATTGACATCAGAGAGATCAAGAACATTAAGATGGCTAACCAGCTGCTTAAGGTTAAGAGAACTAAGAAGATGGAGCTTGATCAGAAGAACGATATGATGAAGCAGCAGATGCAGGCTCAGATCAACATGCAGTCTCAACAGGCTGCCGCTCAAATGGAAGTTCAGAAGATACAGCTTGAGACAGAGAGTAAGATTCAACTTAAGCAGGCTGAGGCAGCCATGGATCTTGAGAAGCTTAAAGGAGAGGCTATGTTGAAGCTACAGTTGATGGAGCGAGAGTTCCAGTATAACATGCAGCTGAACGGTATGCAGACCCAGTTGCTAAAGGATCGAGAGGAGATGAAGGAGGACAGAAAGGATGAGAGAATTAGTAAGCAGAACAGTCAGCAGTCAAAATTAATTACTCAAAGAAAAAATAATTTACCTCCAATGAAGTTTGAATCAAATGAGGACAGTTTAGACAAATTTGATCTAGCTTCATTCGAACCAAAATAAATTAAATATTAACTAAATTTGTAATCTAATGGAATTAAAAGTAAGAGCGTTAGACGATGTGGAGCAGAAGTCTGCTCAACAAGTCGAAGAAGAGTTGCTTAAAAAGCACGAAGAGCAAGTTTCTGCTCCAGCAGTTATAGAAGAAACTGTAGTTGTTGGGCAAGAAGATTTAAGCGAGGATAAAGTCCTTGACTTTCTTGACAAGAAGTACGGAAAGAAACTCTCAAGCGTAGAGGATCTATTCGCAGTACAAAAGGAAGAACTACCAGAAGATGTTTCTGCGTTCTTGAACTTTAAAAAGGAAACTGGAAGAGGTCTTAATGACTTTTTCAAGATTAATACTGACTTGGATTCAATGAATCCAGATCAACTACTAAAAGAATATTACTCTCAAAAGGAGAGTGATCTTGATACTGAAGAAATCGATTACTTGATAGCTGATAAGTTTAGCTACGATGAGGACCTCGATGACGAGAAGGATATCAAGAAAAAACAGATTGAAAAGAAAAAAGAACTTGCAAAAGCTAAGAAGTTCCTTGAGGAACAAAAGCAGAAGTACAAGGCACCGCTTGAGTCAAGCTATGGTAGCCTTTCTGCTGAGGATCAAGAGGCACTTAAAGCTTACAAGGAATACTCAGCTAGGAATAGCGGTAACCAAGAGCTAGAACAACGTCAGGCAGAATGGTTTCTTAAGAAGACAGATGAAGTTTTCAACAGCGATTTCAAAGGTTTTGATTTCAAGATTGGAGACAAAGAACTGAAGTTTTCACCAGGAGACCACAATGAATTGAAGAAGGTTCAGTCCAATATCAATAACTTCATTGCGAAATTCGTAAATAATGATGGTTTGATTGAGGATGCAAAAGGTTATCACAAGTCATTAGCTGTTGCTATGAACCCAGAGAAATTTGCTAAGTTTTTCTATGAGCAGGGGATTGCTGACGCTGTCGAAAAGGAAGCTAAATCAAGCAAGAACATAAACTTCGAAGTTAGAAGATCCCCTGAAGTGATTAACAAGGGAAGTTTTAAGGTTACTAGCGTAGGAGACACCGATGGTCGAGGTCTTCGAATTAGGTTTAAAAAATAAAAAAAACAAAACAATGGCAGGATCAGTACAAACTGTACCTGGCTTTCAATTACAGCCAAGTGCAGAGCGAGTAGCCCTCGCAACAAACTACATTACCGACTTCAACTTCTTGAACCAGTATCTACCTGATACTTACGAGAAAGAATTTGAGCGTTACGGTAACCGAAGCGTAGCATCTTTCTTAAGATTGGTGAGCGCAGAATTGCCTTCTACTTCTGACTTGATCAAGTGGACTGAGCAAGGACGTCTTCATACTAAGTATGTAAACGTAACTCAAGATGGAGCCGCTGGCGACTCTAATGCAACTTTTACCGTACCTGCTGGTCAGCTATCTGGTAAAGGATTTGTAAACGGTAGCATTGCTATCCGTGTTGGACAGACTGTCCTTATCTCTGAAGAAGGAGCTGGTGCTCAAGGTCTAAACAAAGGTATCGTTACTGCTGTTGACTATGCAGCAAGAACTTTTGACGTAGCTTACTACGAAGCTGCTGGACAAACTTTCGCAGCAACTAAGACCGTATCCGTATTCGTTTATGGTTCTGAGTTTAAGAAAGGAACTCTTGGAATGGAAAACTCTCTTGAGTCTGACGGTGAGATCTTCGAGAACTCTCCAATCATCATCAAAGACCACTATGCAGTATCTGGTTCTGACATGGCTCAGATCGGATGGGTAGAGGTTGAAGGTGACAATGGCCCAGGTTTCTTGTGGTACCTAAAGTCTCAGCACGAGACTCGTCTTCGTTTCGAAGATTATCTTGAGACTGCAATGATCGAAGCTATCCCTGCCGCAGGTTCTGCTGCTGGATCTGCTAAGGCGTTGGGCTTCAAAGGATCTGAAGGTCTATTTGACGCAATCGGTAAGAGAGGTAACGTATGGGCAGGTGGTAACCCATCTACTTTGGATGATTTCGATAGCATCGTTTCTCGTCTTGACAAGCAGGGATCTATCGAGGAGAACGTAATCTTCTTGGATCGTCAGTTTGGATTCGACATCGATGATATGTTGGCAGCTCAGAACAGCTACGGAGCTGGAGGTACTTCTTACGGTCTATTTGACAACGATGAGAAGATGGCTCTTACTCTTGGTTTCACTGGCTTCCGTAGAGGTTATGACTTCTACAAGTCTGACTGGAAGTACTTGAACGATCCAACCATGCGTGGTGGATTGATCGGTGGTGCTGTGTCTGGTGTTCTTGTTCCAGCTGGAACTACTACTGTGTACGATAACGTACTTGGTAAGAACGCTAAGCGTCCATTCTTGCACGTTCGTTACAGAGCTTCTGAGACTGAAGATCGTAAGTACAAGACTTGGGTGACTGGTTCCGCAGGTGGAGCTCAGACTTCAAGCTTGGATGCAATGGAGGTACACTTCTTGTCTGAAAGAGCGTTGTGCACCATGGGTGCTAACAACTTCTTCTTGTTCGAGAAGTAATAGTAAAATAGGAGGGGCCGATTGGCCCTTCCTTTTACCTTTAAATACATAGAGACATGGACAATGTACAAAAAGCCCTTGCGGCCCAAAGAAAAAGAAGATCTGACATTCAGTCTGCTTATGAAGCTAAAAAAGCAAGTGATATTCAAAAGCATAAATCTTCATTGCAACCTAAGAAAACAACTAAGCTAGGTGCTGGAGTTGGTTCTGGGATTATGAAGTATGCTGGAGAAAATTATCAGCAAACAGGTATTAAAAAAGCAATCAGAGAGACTTCTAACTATACAAGAACTGATTTATTAGCTAAAGCTAGAGCTGAAGAAGCAAGAAGCGCAGTTAAATCTGCACCTAAAGCTCCTTCAATTGCTCAGAAGAGAGCTTCTTTTGCAACTGCAAATGCTCCTGTTTCGACTAAAACTACTAGCCCTGGTATCAGTGGAATTGGTGTTGCTGGTCTTTCTAAGACTGCTCCAAAGGCACCTTCAATTGCTCCATCTAGAACTTACACAGACAAAGAAAAGCAGATTAGTTCTTTGCTTGCTACTGGTAAGAAAAAGGATGGAACTATGAAGGCATCTGCTCAACGTAAGATTCAAAGAATTCGCAAGAAATAAACAAATAAAACAATGGCTATTAAAAAAAATGACCCACCTAAAAAAGGTAAAACTACTTTAGGTGCTGGTACAGGAACTGGGATTACAAAGTATGCTGCTGAAAACGCACGTCAAAAAGCTATTAAAGAGGCAGCAAGAAAGTCTGCTGCTGCTGCTGTTGCGAAAAAGCCTGCTGCTAAAAAGCCTGTTCCTGCTCCTAAAAAAGCTGCTGCACCTGCTCCTAAAAAGGCTGCTGCACCTGCTCCTGCACCTGCTCCTGCTGTTGCAGCAAAGAAGCCTAGTACTATTAATAAAAGAGCACCATTAATGGATGTTCCTGTTGGTAACAAAGGATATAGAATGTCAATTGATACTACAAACATGAATA